GTTAAAAACCCTACGGTGCATTTTGTATGAAAAAAAACTACGTTTTTATTCATCATCATTTCCATAATGGTAACCTCGGACAGCGTACTGTCCTCGGTAGTGCATTTTGTATGAAAAAAAACTTTTTTTATGTCCCCGTTGCGAATCCAGTCACGATTTTACACCTAGTGGAAATAAAGGTGTGTGGGTGTAATAGAAGCAAATATTAAGTAAAAGTATGCCAAATATAGTATGATTGAGCAATACTATCCACTTTTTATCATGGTTTCTATTATATGTGCTAGCATTGGCGGTATTATTGCCACGAGGAACATCACAAGAACTGCACCAATATCTAATAAAATTAAAAGACAATATGATTTGTATATATCTGACTTGGAAGCAACAAACAAAAGGCTTAACGGTAAACTTAATCAAATGAAAAAAGGAATTACTATAAGTCAAGATGAAGCTGGCGATCCATTTAGTGCTATTAGCGGTATATTAGACCAAATAGCACCCCAATTACCCGCAAGTATTCGACCATTATTAAAGAATAAAAAGGCGGTCGACTTTATTTCTAATTATGTTCAGCAAAACCCAGAAGCAGTTAAATCAATTGTGGAAAAGTTCACCAGCAAATCAACAGGTAAAGCTTCCACAACAACGACAACAGAAGATCAATCAACCTTGTAAGACTTGTGAAGATACAGAAACAGGAATCCCATGTGGTCAAGTATTATCAAATGATGTTGGTGCAGGCGGTAAAGAATATTTTTCATTAATGGACTGTCCAACTTGTAAAGGGCAAAAGTTTATTTATCAATAATTATTGAAATAGGCATGGTTAGTATAATTAAAAGAATAATTCCCATTGCAATTGCAGGATTAGGAATTTTTGCTTTAGCTAATGTTTTAACACGCCCTCAAATGGCTAAAGAATCTGCAACTGCATTATCAGAAACATTAACAGGATTTGGAGAAGGAATTGGTTCAGTAGGAGGAGGAATTGGATCAGCTTTTACTTCTATCGGTCAAGGTAGTGCAAAATTATTAGATCCATTATTTACTTTAAAAAATTTATTTGGAATAGAAAATGATCCTGTACCATCATCAAGAAGCCTTGAAGCTAGAAGAAACGAACAAGCACTAACAGCTAGTAATACATTAATCTCAGATCCAGTTGTAAACACAGCAAGCGATCAGCCTGATGTTACTCCTCAAAGTCCAGCAAGTGAGACAGCAATTCCAGCACCATCTTCTTGGACAGTAGCAACAAGTGCAACAGCAGGAGGAAGAAGATAAATGGCTAAAAAAAGAACAGCAAAACAAAAAGCAGCAACTAAAAAATTAATTGCATTAAATAAAAAACGAGCAAAAACGACTAAAAAACGAACATCAACGAAAAAAGGACAAGTAAGAAAGACAGCAAGAAAAGCTTTTATGAAAGTTAAAAAGACTACTAGACGTATGCCACGAAGATCATCACTCAAAGGACTAACAAGTTCTAGCACACTAAAGAAAGTAGCATTAGGAGTAGGCGGTGCAACATTAGCAACTGCCATGATTTCCTTTATTGCACCAAATTCATCTTTAGGTAAATTTGCACCAGCAGCTGGTGCTTATGCACTTGGAGGAATTGAAGGAATAATTGGAAACTTTGCTTTAGGTATGTTAAAACCTAGTCCAGCAGGTAATCAAAACGTAGCACCACAAATGGAGGTATTATAATCATGGGTGTTCCCATAATGAGACAATACACATTCGCAGCTCCAGCAGCAATTAATCAATTTGCACTAGCAACTGATGACGTTACGGGTTTATCTGTCCAACAGTTAAACAAGGATAACGCTATCATTGACTTTGTAAATGCAGTTAATCCAGCCGGAACAGCACAATACCAAACAAGGTTATTCATCAATAACTTAGAAGCAGGTCCAACATTCTTTTCCAGCAACTCCAACAGCGGATCAGCAGGTAGAACCATTCCCGGACCATTGCCAATATCTGTTCAGGGTAACAGCGGCGGTAAACAACTAAGTTATTCAACAGCACAAACCGTATTGGGTGGAGGTGTAGCAGCTTATCAGTTCATTGTCAAATACGCAAATCTATTTTGAGGTGTCTAAATAAATGCCTACAAAGATTCAAGGATTCGAGGTTTTAACTAAACCAAAAGATACTTCGATAGAATCATTTCCTATTTTTATCACTATTCCAGCTAATACTACAAGAACTGTAACGTTTCCAACTGAATTTAATGCAGTAGCAATATCATTACAAATTGAAAACCAAGATGGAACAAATGCAGCTAGTTATAGAATAAACAGTTCAACTAATCCAATGATTAATTTACCAGCTTCAAATTTTAGAAGTTTTTCAGATATGAATATTGTTTCAGTAACAGTAACAACGGGTGCAGCTGGTGTTTGTGTAATATCTGGACAAATGGCTGCATTACCTAAACCAATTATGGGAGAAGTGTTATAATGGGATTTGGTGGAGGCGGAGGATCAACAGGTGTAACAAATCACGTTCATTCTGCTGCAGTAGGAGAAGGCGGAAGTTTAGACACTTCACAAACTTTAATTGATGATACATTATTGTATAATAGGATAATAATAGGTGCATAAAATGAAAATCAATAATTCTTTAGATGTTGCAAGGTGGGAAAAATTAGAATGTAAATGTAATCATGATTCAGTTATGACAGAATACCCCGTTGTAAATTGTGAGCATTGCCGCTGTCAAGAATGTTGGGATTCAGTACCTAAAGAAAATTTTGAAGTAAATGAATTTGATGAAGAAGGTAATATTAGTGGAACAAGAACAGTTAATGAAATTACTTTAGTTAGAGGTAAGAAAAACGAAGATGTAATGGGGTGGACATTTTAGCAGTAGGAGACGTAAACGTAAGCATTTCAGCAGCTAATACAGTTTTAGATTTTCAACCAGCCGGATCTAACGTGTTTTTTGTAACGATTGTTTTTAGCAATAATTCGTATATGTATAATTTAACAAATGGTACATTAATTACCCAACAAGGATACGGAGTAACTAATGGAGCACCTAGAGGATTTTTTGTAGATAATTCAATTTATCTAAGAATTCCAGCTCAAGGCGGATCAGATGTTAGCGGATTTACCGCAATTCAAATAAAATAAAGGAGGTGTTATGATGGAATCAAATTTAGCAGTTTTAGGTTTATTGTTAGCAACTATTACAGTACCAATAAGCACTATAGCATTATTAAAAATTCATAACGCAAATAAATAATGATGGAATATCTAACACCAGCATTACTATTCTTTATTCTAGCTTTTGCTATTGAAACAAGAATGAAAGTAGCTAAATTATGCGGAAAAATAGATAAGTAAACAGTTTTAATAGTATGATCATGTGTTTTAAATAGTAGTACACTAGGTTCTACAACTCAATCAAAAAAAATGACGGTAGAGGGCATTAAAAACCCCTCATACCTGATCGTATCTTATACCACAATAAACACAACGAGCAAAACCATTTTGATCACAGTTTGCAACGTTGAAAGTATGGTGTTTTGTATAAGATTGACTAGTTTTTCGACAAGTAACGCAGGTTTTCAAGGTTCTATTACCTCTTTACATTTTGGACACTTGTCAAACATTTCTGTATTTTTGGATAAAATTATGCCACAATTTCCGCAGAAATTTGTTACAACTTCATGGGTATTTGTTCTAATCCTTGCCATAATTTTTCAGAATTGTTTTCATGAGATCTTTTGTTTCAGGATCATTAAGCATAGTTTCAAAGCATGAATCGCAGTAACACAACTCATCAAAGCAAATACAATATGCTCGTCTAGTACACCTAGAACAAATCTTATTCAAGTATGTCATTATCTTTTAATTTCACATCTTCGTTAAAAACCCTACGGTGCATTTTGTATGAAAAAAAACTACGTTTTTATTCATCATCATTTCCATAATGGTAACCTCGGACAGCGTACTGTCCTCGGTAGTGCATTTTGTATGAAAAAAAACT